AATCATGACTGAAACTGAAAATGAAACTGAAAACCCAATTGAAGAAAAGAAAACAACTACTGCGAAGTTTGCAGAGTGGCTAATGCGACGTGATGAGGCTCGTACCAAAAAAGAAACATCTCTCGAAGGATTGTTGAAGTTCAACATCTTTCTTTCAACTGTTACAGTTATGGGTCTTTTTGGAACGACTGCACTCGACTATGCAATAATGGCATGGTTGTGGATTTAAGCAAAGTCAAACAAACTTGTTTGCTCAACAATTGCTCTCCTGATTGCTATGGATAGCGGCAACGGAACTAATGCACGACGATTTGAACGAAGTGGGTCATCCTTGTGTGTATCTTTATCTTGTTTTGTTGGAATGTCGACTCGACCAAACTTAGGAAACTTGCCATAAAACACATACGCATCATTGATGACTTGAGGTTCAAGTCCCAGCTTGCGAAAGTGTCTAATGCTACCTCGAACATTTTCAATAATCCAAAATTTAGGTTTGATTATGTCAATAATGTCTAACGTTGCTTCAATAAGTGACATATCGGGTTCGTATTCATTGAATTCTTGCCGCCGGGAGGCTATGGCTTGCGGTGCTGAGAACGCAAGACTAAACTCATAACATGGTGGCGATGCAAGTACAACATCAATATCTCGAATAGGCATCCCTTGGTTGACATATTCGCTTAATCTGTCTCGTACTTGTATGACATCTTGCATAGTTGTGTTTGGTACTTCTGACAATAATGGATTATTCTCGACTCGAACAACTTCATCTCCAGATCGTAAGAATGCTTCAGAGAAACCACCAAGTCCGCTAAACAAATCTAAGACTCTCATTCTTGTTCCTCTTTGTGTACAAAACCGCATATTTCACAATGCCAATAAATGGTTATTGTGTCCACATTTTGAACGATAGTACGCTGTAAAAATCGTCCATTGCAACATCGCATCATTCTGATTCCTCCTTCATCGCTTGCAGTTGTCTTCGTATTGAAATTAATCTAACTAAGGCAGGACCGCCTAACGTTTTCACCGCTTCATCAATTGCTTGTGAAGTCTTGTAACCGCTGTCTTTCAATTGTTTCAAAATCCTTGCGGACTCATCGCTTAGTGTTATGGAGTATTGGTTCGCCATGGTTATTGCCAAATAATAATGTTATATGTACTTAGCGAAAAAAAAACGGGCAAGCCCTCAAATAATATGGCTTTTTTGCAAGGGGTGGGTGTGTCGGGGAAACTAACTTATGGCGCTGCCACCCTAAAGAAGATTGAATCCGAGGATTGGTGTAAATTATAAACCGCTTTTGCTAAGAATGCGATGGAGGGTGAAGGGAGGAACGTTCTGTCCGACGGATTTTCTAGCCGATAACTCCCCGATCCTTCCACCTGAGATGATACAATGGCAAAAGGCGCTAACGACATAATTTTGAGAGACCGACTTCAATTTGACATCGATGCAAACGGTGACACATCGCTTGTATATGGTCGAATCGATTTATCAGACTACGTTTCCATTCCTGAAGCAAAAGGATTGGCAATTAAAGAGGTTCGATTCCAACTTAGAACCCGTGTTGTTGCCGACAATGGTGTTTGGCCAAACTACATGGGGCCAGCAAGTACTGCTGCATTTGGTCCAAATTTTGAATTTAACCAAAGTGTCAAAGTATTTGCAACTACAACTGCATATGAAAATGTAGTAGACGTTGGTATTGGTTCGCCTAACGTACTCTGTGTTTTTGACAAGCAATCCAAGTGTTTTGGTATGAACGGAGCAACTAACGCAGCAATTGCTATTGATACATACGAGCATATGTTTGGTACTCCCGATCTTCACCCTGAGGGCTATGACGTCGTGACTGACTTGCTTATTGGTATTGCATGTCAAAACTTGACGGATGCACAACTTGTAAGCAGTACTGCTGAAATTGATGTTATGTTGATTTGTGAAAAGAAGAAGATTACTAACAAAGACCTAACACAAATGCTCAGCCAAGCGCAAGACGTTTGAGGTGAGTTGATTGTCTCGCAAGCGAACTAAAGGCGAAGCTTTGGAACGGTTGGCTGATGCTGCTGAGCGTGTGCCACCGGGGATGAAGGGTAAACCTAAACTTATTCGAGATGCAGCATTTCTTGGTGCTGCTGGTTTGATTATGCTTGACCCATTAAATCGACTTGCTGATGAACGAATTGTGTTGCCTTTAGACATGGTTTGTATTCCTGCATATCAAGCGTACATGATACAAGGCACACCTGCACTCCAGATCTATGTACGAGCTGGAGAAACCATCATCCCAACAGGTGGTAACGTGCGTGACGTACAGGAAGCGTTAGAGCCTGATAATGTTGAAGCATCACTTTCTATGTTTAGCGAACGTGCATTAACGAAAAAACGTAAAACAACAGCCTATCAGAAAAAATACAAAGCAGCATTCAAGTCTATTGCACCTAAATACAAAATGAAGAATGGTAAGTGGAAGAAAGGTGGCTTTAGGGCTGCTGTCAAGGCTGCACATAAGAAAGCAGGAGGCGGTAAGTGATGGTTGTTAGTGTTGTTAAAGAAACGATTGAATTACAGCAAGTCACAACCGACGCAAGCGGTAACGCATACATAACCAAGCGAATCAACTTGGATAGTGGCAAACGTCATCAGTTAGTACAGGTTGATACATTTGTTGACGCATATCCTAGCGTTAACCATGATGCAGAGATAGTAATAACGCCTTACCCTGCTATACCAACCAACATGCAGTACGAGACTGTAACACCGCATAACAACCGTTATCCTGCTGGCGGAGACGACAGCGTGTTGTTTAAAGAACGTTATTTTGTGTATCAAACTAGTGCGTCAATCATCTCAAAAGAACAATTCCCAAGTCCTGAAATTGCTGCTCTTAACACATACACGTTTTACACAGACCATGTCTTCATCAACATTCATTTAATGGCGGACCCGAGTACCACAATTTCCAACATTGCTTACTCGTTTCTTATGGTTCTAAACGATAAATCGGTGTCCGTCATGGAGCATTCATTAGGCGTACTTAGTGAGCAGCATGATGCAATGTGCGCCCAAATCATGTCAAACGGACGTATGCGCTCCCGATCAAACCTTTTGGGTAACGTGTTTCCGATGTGGCGCTTTGGTGGCATACGACCTGAAAACACATTTTCGCCATTGGCTGCCAACACGTTTTTCCTTGACATTGCGTCGCGAGATGAAGAACAAATGGTCACAAGTGCTGCAATACGCACTAATGTTGCAGATGCACGACAAATGCAAGCGTTTGACGCAGCATTTGGTTTGAGAAGGCCCGATTGGTTGCGAGAATTCCTAAACGGAGGCTTTGAGGCTGGCCCAATACGACCGAATCCCGTACCTCTAAAGTATGCTGACAACGGAAACACTAGGATGTTTTAATCATGACTGAAACTGAAAATGAAACTGAAAACCCAATTGAAGAAAAGAAAACAACTACTGCGAAGTTTGCAGAGTGGCTAATGCGACGTGATGAGGCTCGTACCAAAAAAGAAACATCTCT